GGACAGGATGACCCGTCAGAAGCGCTTGCCGCCCCTCCCCAAGGGCGTGGTCAAGCCAGAGATCGTGACCGGCCTCGAAGCTCTTGGTCGTGGACATGACCTCAATCGGTATCTCACGCTGATGCAAGTCTTGCAGCCACTCGGCCCGCAAGTGATTGCTCAGTATATCCGGCCTAACCAGTACATCCGGCTTGTCGCTACAAGTTTGGGTATCGATCCGAATGACCTTGTGAAAACCGATCAAGAAATCGCGCAGGAACAGCAGCAGGCCGCTGCTATGAATGCAACAAACCAAATGATGCAACTTGCTGGTAAAGCCGCGCCTAACATTGTTAGAGGCATGAGCGACCGGGCTGCACGAGTGGATGACGCTCAGATGCAGAAAGAACAACCCGCAGCATAAGCAATATAGGAACAATTTATGGGCGAGACCCTACAGGTAGAAATCGATAGTAGTAAGGATGTTAAACAGCCAACGCTTGAGGAAGAGGCCGCTAAGTACGACAACCCTCCCGAAACAGCAGCATCAGACCGTCCTGCTTGGCTACCTGACAAGTTTAAGTCCGCCGAAGACCTCGCAAAGGCATATGGAGAGCTGGAGCGAAAGCTTGGCTCCCGCTCTAAACAGGAAGACGTGGAAGTCCCTGTTGAAGCTAGCGAGGACGTAGACACCGAGGAACCCAACCTCGACAACTCAGCTCTTGACGCTGCCAAGCAGGCGACCGCCAAGGCTGGATTGGATTTCGAGGACCTCAGTAAGAAGTACTACGACAAGGGTTCTCTCGAAGACGCTGATTATCAGAAGCTAGAGAAATCTGGCATTCCGAAATTCGTCGTAGACCAGTTCATTGCTGGGCAAGAAGCCTTGGTTCAACAGACCACCAACATGGTGTTCAACTCTGTTGGCGGAAAGGACAACTACGACTCTATGACTAAGTGGGCGTCTGACAATCTTCAGAAGTCGGAGATCGACGCTTTCAACCGTGCGGTTAACAGTGGCGATTCGAACGTCACGATCATGGCCGTCAAAGGGTTGAAAGCTCGTTTTGACACTGAAGTGGGCTTTGAGCCACAACGCCAACTTAAAGGATCAACACAGAAGGCTTCGCAGGAGTCTTACCGTTCCATCGCTGAACTTCAGCGTGACATGGGTGATCCTCGTTACAAGAACGATCCTGCGTTCAGGCGCGATGTCGAGCAGAAGCTTGCACGGTCTGACATTATGTGAGGCTTAAATGGCTCGTGATTACGCTAAAGAATACGCGGCATCACGAACGCCAGAGCGTCGTCGCGCTAACATTATGCGTCAACGCGCACGGCGTTTGATGATCAAGAAATATGGAGAGAAGGCCCTGCGTGGGAAGGAAGTTGACCACGTCAACCTCAACCCAACGGATAACCGTCTCTCCAATCTTTCTATTAAATCCGTTTCGGCAAACCGAAGAAAACAGCCGAAGCACAAATAGAACTGCTTACTACCCTTCCGGCCCGAAGGCAGCTCGTGCGCGAGCGTGTCCGAAGACAACTGGCAAGTGGGATGAGTTCTAATAACAACAACAAACTCAATCCATAAAGGAAGGAATATTTTATGGCTAATGCTACCCCTTCTCGTATTGGTCAGCAGCTTGGTACTGGTGACACGAGAGCACTTTTTCTGAAATTGTTCAGCGGTGAAGTTCTCACCACGTTCAATGCCAACACGATTATGAAGGACAAGGTTCGCGTTCGTAATATCAGCGCGGGCAAGTCGTCTCAGTAAATAAGGGAAGCTGAGTATAAATTCTGTTAATTGCTGGAACCTCCTTCGTGGACAATCAGCAGCCAAGCCTAATCGAAAGATAGGAAGGTTCAACGACTAGGTGGGAAAACCGCCGTAAGGGCAAAGCTCATGTGTTCTGAAAAGCAGAACACGAGAGTTTGTAGCACTTGTGAGGCTGAAAAGCCTTTGACGAAAGATTTCTTCTACTGGCGTTCAGACAACCAGAAATTCAGAAATGAATGTAAGGAGTGTCATAAAGAGCGACAGTTAAAAAACAAATTTGGCATAACTTACTTAGAATATCATATTCTATTAAAGTCACAGGGTTACCGCTGCGAAATATGCCGTTCTGAATTAGAAAGCTCTCGTTATACTAAGTTTGCAGTCGATCATTGTCACAAGACCGGAAAGATACGCGGTCTTCTTTGCACATCCTGTAACACTGCGTTGGGATTGCTAAAGGACAGCGAACACCGTCTGCATTCTGCAATCAAGTACCTACAACATCACTCTCGTGAAGATATAGTCTAATCTGCATAGCAATATGCAGCCCAATGGCTAGAAGCTTGCGACTTCTAGTAAATACATTCAATTGTTCCCGCAATTGGTAAAACTTCGGCTCACTACCACACGCCGGGTGCTGAAATCACCGGAACTCAGTTCCAGCAGGATGAGAAGGTCATCACCATCGATGATCTGCTCATTGCGGATACCTTCATCGCTCGCATTGACGAGGCGATTTCGCACTTCGACGTTCGCTCCGAGTACTCCAACCAGATGGGTCAGGCGCTTGCTCAGACCTACGACCGGAACCTCCTGTCGCTGGCGGTCAAGGCTTGCCGCGACGTGACTGGTATCGGTAAGGGCGCGGTCGATCAGGCCGACGCTTACTCGGCGAACATCGGCGCAACGCCGACCGTTCAGAACATCGTTGATGCGTCCTACGCGGCGGCTCAGAAGTTCGACGAGCATAACATCCCGGAGGATGAGCGTTATCTCGTTGTCTCTGCGGCGACGTACTACAGCCTCGTCAACAACGATAAGCTGCTGAACCTCTTCTACAACCCCGGCAACAGCGGTTCGTACAGCGACGGTAAGGTCCAGAAGATTGCTGGCTTCACGATTGTGAAGTCCAACAACCTCGCCGTGGACCACACGTCTGCGTCCCGTTACCCGGATTACAACAGCAAGTACGCTGTTGACGCGCACGATACCGTCGCCCTTCTCATGCAGAAGGAAGCGCTCGGTACTGTCCAGCTCCTCGATCTGTCGAGCGAAATGGAATATGATATTCGCAGGCAGGGTACCCTGATGGTTTCGAAGCTCGCCGTTGGTCACGGCGTCCTTCGTCCTGAGTGCCTCTACGAACTGCGCGCTCACGCTTAATGAGATTTGGGGAGGGGAGCAATCCTCTCCCCTTTTCTTTTGTTTATTCTTTTTGGAGGTCTTTATGCCCTTTTATAACACCCCGATGACGAAGTTGGAGGCGGTTAATATCTGCCTTTCGTCGATGGGCGAACCTACCGTCAACTCACTGGATAGTGCAGCGATTGACGCGCAGATGGCCTCCGACATCGTCGATGAGACGGCCCGCTCTGTGCAAGCGATTGGCTGGCATTGGAACCGCGAGAAGCACACCATCGAACCGGATGGCAACGGCTACCTCACTCTTCCGGCCAACACTCTTCGCGTGGATACCGCTGGAAGCTATGTAACCACTGACGTGATCCAGCGTGGCACCCGTTTGTACAACCGTGGTGACGATACGTACATCTTCTCTGCACCCCTCGAACTAGACATGTACGTGGCTCTCCCGTTCGAGGACATGCCCTTTGCGGCTAAACAGTTTGTGTCAATCCGGTCAGCGCGGCTGTTGCAGCAGCGCGTACTTGGATCAGACACCCTTTATAAATTTGATTCTGCGGACGAGAACCGCGCGTGGACCGTGTTGTGTCAGGAGGAGGCCGAGGTCTCCGACGCAAACATGCTGTACGACAATTGGTCTACTTCCTCGATTATGAACCGCTCGTCCTTCTCGCGGGGAGCGTATTAAATGGCACTCGTCTCTGGCGTTATTTCTAACCTAGTCGGAGGCGTCTCCCAGCAACCCCCTCAACTTCGTCTAAGCTCTGCTTGTACGGCGATGGAGAATGCTTGGCCGAGCTTGGTCAGCGGGTTGCAGAAACGTCCCGCCACGTCTCACATCGTTAACCTGTCCAGCTTGTCTCTTCCTACTGGAACCAAAGGTCACCTGATCGACCGCAACGACACCTACCGTTATCTCGTTCTGTTCAAGACTGGTGATGTCAAGGTTATCAATCTGCTGACCGGTGCTACCGAGCCAGTCTCGTTCCCCGACGGTACGAACTACCTTACCTCTGGTGGAACCGGTGGGTCCATGACGGCGCT